CGCTGATGTATTCAACAACGGCTTCAACGGTTCATATGCTGGTGGCGATGGTGAACCATTGTTCTCAGCAACCCACGCTACGATTGGCGATGGCAACGCAACCAACCTGCTTTCTGCTGCCGACCTTTCAGAAGCATCTCTTGAGACTGCATTGATTTCAATCTCAAAAACAAAAGATGACCGTGGTATCCTGATTGGTGCGCAAGCCGAAAGCCTGCACATTCCATCAGACCTCGCATTCACTGCAGACCAGATTCTGAACTCTGCTTTGTCCACCACAATCGTTTCTGATTCAGGTGTAACAAACGTGAATGACATCAACAGCATCCGTAACCAAGGTCTAGTACCTGGTGGCTTCTATGTAAACCGCCGCTTCACCGATACGAATGCTTTCTTCATCAAGACTGATTGCCCGAATGGTGCGAAAATGTTCGTACGTTCACCGCTTCAGACTAAAATGGAGCCAGACTTCGACACTGGTAACCTTCGCTTTAAAGCTCGTGAGCGTTATAGCTTTGGTTGGTCAGACTGGAGAGGTTTCTATGGTAACGCTGGTGCATAAGCATTAGTTTAGCTGTAGACTAAAAATAGAAGGGCGTGGGAGTTGTATCCTGCGCCCTTTTTTAGTATAATATAGCTAACGTAGTTTTATTATAGGAGCGAACAACATGTCGGCAAATCTCAGAGTAGCATATGTTACTTGCAATACAACACTGGTTAATACCGCTGTGGATACAGTTAGTGGTGTATCTTTGAAGGGTACACGCATTAGAGGCGTTCACGCACAAGGCGTTGGCGAGTTTACTATCACTGGCACATCTGTTGACCCATTTGGCAACAACAACGGTGGTATCATTAAGTTTACTAACACAACCAATTCAGATGTAACTGAAGCCTATCTTACAGACGCAGGTGTCCGTATGGGAGGTACAGTAATTGTCGAGTGTCCTACAACTGCATCAACGGTAACAATTTATTATGGCTAATTACACATATCTTGTAAATGATATTATTCAAGCAACTGAGAATGATGGTTCTGAGTTTGCTGCCTATATTCCAAAAATGGTTAATCGTGTTGAAGATAGATTAACTAAAGCATTAGACGATTACGGTTTAGTGACTGCTACATCTATTGCCCTTACATCAGGAACAAACACCCTCACATTACCAAATGGAACTCTTATTATTAAGAACCTACATATTAAAGATGCAGGAAGTAAAATTGCACTACTTCAAAGAACAGATGAATTTATTAATGACTACTGGCCTGTTAGCGCCAGCACAGGAACACCAAAGTACTATGCAAGAAAAACAAATACTAATATTGTTTTCGCTCCTACTGCAAGCGCTACTTACAGTGGTGAGCTTGTCTATGTCGTTAAGCCCTCTGCTTTAACTAGCGCCAATCAAAACAATTACTTTAGTGATTATTGCTATGATGCTTTGTTTTATGGCTGCATGATTGAAGCTACTAACTTTATGAAGAACTATTCTGTTACACAAGTATATGAACAACAGTATCAAAATGCAGTCGAAGGTCTGCGTAATCAATCAAGAAGAACACGCCGTGACGACATGGAAGTTAATGCTTCTCCTGCTGGCGGCGACAACACAATCGGAGGAACAAACTAATGCCGCCTAGAGGAAAGAAAAAACCTGTAGTCTCAGGAAAGAAACCACCTGTAGTTTCAGAAAAGAAACCACCTGTAGTCTCAGGAAAGAAACCACCTGTAGTCTCAGGAAAGAAAAAAACTGCTAGTACAAAATCAGCTAACAGAGCCGCAATGAAAGCTGCTGCAAAACCTGCAAGTCTTGGCGCTCGTCTATTAGGACGATTGTTTCCAGCTGCAGGTGCGGCTATTACTGGCGCTGAAGTTGCAGGGGCTTTAAAAGAAAAAGCAAAAACAGAAAGAGAAAGAGTTTCTCGTGGCACTCGTATTGCTAAAGAAGCTGAAAAAATGGCTGTTAAACCTAGAGCAGGTCAATCTCCTACAGACGCAATGCGTCAAGCAAGCAAAGGTCGTGAAGTTCTTGAACCTGCTAAAAGAGCCGCATCAAAGTATAAAGTAAAAGCTGGTGACACTCTTTCTCAGATTGCTAAAAAGAATGGGACCACGGTTCGTGCCATTATGAAAGCGAGTGGGATTGAAAACGCTAATAAAATTAAAGTAGGGCAGCAAATTGTTATTCCTGATGACGCAAAAAGAAAAGGTCCTTATGGAGACATTACAAAGAAAGAACTTAAGTCAGGAAAATACAATACATCTAAAACTCCTAAGTTTGGAAAAGACTTTAGTTATGGTGGTTCTGTAGGTAAGAAAACAGTAAAAAGAAAAATAGGTGGCTCGGCTGGTTCAAAACCTAAAGGTGTTGGTTGCGCCCAACGTGGTTATGGAAGAGCAATGAAATAATCATGTCTAACGGTAAACAAACATATTCTTTTTATGAAGGGCTTGCTAAATTAAAGGGTGGTTCATTTAAAGACAACCTTAAGAAGATGTATAAAGAAGAAGGAAAGGCTAAAAAAAATGGCAGAAAAAAATATTAAGTCTAGAAAAGACCAACCAGCAGGTGGTAGTGAAATTACTGGTACACGAGGTACTTATGAACAAGGAGTTGCATATGCAAAAATGTTAGAAGAACAGGAACGACAACATTTAAAGGATATGGAAGAAATTAATAAACAACTTGACGATAACCGTGGGAGCATGGGTAGAAAATAATGCCACTAGCTAAAGGTAAAAGCAAAAAAGCTGTCAGTAAAAATATTAGAATGCTTAAGAAAGAAGGTCGTTCTCAGAAGCAAGCTGTAGCTATTGCATTATCTAAAGCTGGTAAAAGTAAAAAGAAGAAAAAGAAATGAGTAACTATACAAAACCAGAACTGCGTAAGCGTATTGTTGCTCGTATTAAAGCAGGAACCAAGGGCGGTAAAGCTGGTCAGTGGTCTGCACGTAAAGCTCAGTTAGCCGCACAAGCTTATGAAAAAGCAGGCGGTGGTTACAAAGGTGGTAAAGGAAAGAAACAAAAGTCATTAAGCAAATGGACAAAAGAAGAATGGGGAACCAAAAGTGGTAAGCCAAGTACACAGGGCAAGAAGGCTACAGGCGAAAGGTACTTACCAAAAAAAGCAAGGCAGGCACTCTCATCGTCAGAGTATGCGAAGACTACGGCAGCAAAAAGAAGAGGAACTGCAAAAGGAAAACAGTTTGTTAAGCAGCCTAAAGCTATAGCTAGAAAAACAGCTAAGTATCGTAGAGCAGCAAAAGGTGGTTTGATAGGAACACATAATAGGTTATACTAATATAAACAAACAGGAGAAATAAAATGGTATTAGCATTAGGATTAGCAGAGCTTGCTGCGGATAAGATTCAAGAATCAAGAAAGAAAAAGAAAAACAAAGCTTATGCTGCTGGCGTTCAAGCTGGTATGGAAAAAGCAGGCGGTGGTGCAGGTATGTCACAACTTAAAAAAGGTGGCATGGTTGGCAAGAAAAAAGCCAAAGCTAAAAAAACTGGAGGCGCTCCGCACAATAGGTTATACTAATGGCAGTAAAGAAAAAAGATTCAAGACTAGCACGTGCAGGTGTAAGTGGTTATAACAAACCAAAACGTACACCTAATCATCCAAAGAAGTCTCACATTGTTGTGGCTAAAGAAGGCGATAAGATTAAGACTATCCGCTTTGGAGAGAAGGGTGCAAGCACCGCAGGCAAACCAAAGGCAGGTGAGTCAGCACGTATGAAGGCCAAGCGTAAATCATTTAAAGCTCGTCATGCAAAGAACATTGCTAAAGGTAAAATGTCAGCAGCGTATTGGGCAGACAAGGTTAAGTGGTAATGGCTATAAGTAGAGCAGCGACCAGTCAGCAGGTGAGCAAACCTGGTACGAAAGGTAGGTGGTCTAATAATAATAAGTCTACTGGCACGGGACGTCCAAGGGGCGCAGGTCAGATGGCTCAAAGGCAGACTGGTCGCAACCAATCAGGACATAACAGATTATACTAAGGAGAACATAGATGGCAACGTCAGGTACATATAACTTCTCAATGGACATTGACGAAGTAATTGAAGAAGCCATGGAAATGATTGGCGGTGAAGCAACGCTTGGTAATGAGCCAAGGTCTGCTCGGCGTTCTATCAACTTGCTTCTCCAAGACTGGCAGAACCGTGGCATCCAGCTATGGACTGTCGGAACTACAACTGTTACTGTAACAACCAGTGTTACGTCTTATGTGCTAAGCGATGAGAACATTGACGTTCTCGAAGCGGTAGTAAATCGTAACGACACTGACGTACAATTAGAACGTATTAGCATGGAAGAATATCTGAAGGTTCCTCGTAAGGGGCAGACGGGTCGCCCTACTCAGTTTGCTGTACGCAGAGAGCGTGACCAGTCAAGAGTTTATCTGTGGCCGATTCCAGAGAATAACACAGATGCAATTAAGTTTGAGACTGTAAAGTATTTCCAAGATGTATCTAAGTCTTCACAGACTGCTGACATTTCTCGTAGGTTCTATCCTTGTCTTACAGCGGGTACTGCTTACTTCATGTCAATGAAACGCCCTGGTGTTGATGCTGGTCGTATTCAAATGATTAAAGGTGAGTATGAAGAAAGATTGTTAAGGGCGCAAGAGGAAGACAGGGAACGTGCAAGTATGTTTGTACTTCCAGGTCTTAGGTAAGATATGAGAGCAAAAAGAGTATTAGGTTTATGTGATACCTGTGGTTTTAGGTAAGAGTTAAAAACTTTAAAAAAGAATAGCTATGGCATGATGGTTTGTCCAGAAGATTGGGAAGGAAGTTATGACTTAAAGAATCATCCACAGAATAGAAATGCAAGATTAAGAGAAACAAATTTTGTTAGGAACGCAAGACCTGACCCAAATATTGATAGAAATTTAAACTGGGAAGCTGTAGCTTCTAATTGGGAAGACGTCAACAAGGACTGGAATACTATATAATGACAAATTTAACAGGTAAACAAATTGCAAATACATATAAGAGTCTTCTCACAGTTCAAACTAGTGTTGAAAACTCAGGGCTAGATTTAAATCTTAGACCAATTCAATCTGGTGATGGTACTAATTCATCTATGAAGCTATCGGAAACAAACGCTGCCTTTACTGGTAACGTAAGTGTTAATGGTAACCTAACAGTTGAAGGTACTTTTGAGCCTAACACAATTAATACTACTGAAGTACAGGCCACTAGAATAGTAGCGACTAGTATTACAACAGACGCACTCACTGCCGATACACTTATTTTTCAAGATGTAAGTGTAAGCAGCCTACGAACAGGCAACTTATATGCTGTTAATATTAGTGCGGGTACGGTTAGTGCTACGAATATTAATGGTACTAATATTACAGTAAATGGTGATAATGTTGTAACATCTGCTGTTGTTGCCTCTGTTAATGCTATCTTTGCTGCTTCAATTGCTGCTAATGCTTCAGCCATTATTGTTAATGCCTCAGCCATTACAGTTCTTCAGACATCGGTAGCCGCTAACTCTTCAGCTATTGCTGTTAACTCAGCAGCTATTACTTCTATCAATAGCTTTATATCTGCTGGTGCTTTTGCTAGTATAGGTACATCAGCTACGTTAGAAACTAGGATTGCAGCTGTAAGCAGCACGATGGCTACTAGTATTAATAATAGTAATACTGCCATTACTAATCTATCCGCTACTCTTGAGTCTCGTATTGCCTCTACCTCATCGACTTTAGAAAGTCATATTAACACGGTTTCGGCTACCTTGTCAAGTACTAATGTTGCATTACAGACAAGTATTGCAAACAGTAACTCAGCCATTACATCTTTGTCTGCTACGATGGCTACAAGCATTGCTAACAGTAACTCAGCTATAA